ATTTTCTTAACTAAAGAAGGATCTAATTCATGAAATAAAACTGGTAAAGGGAATAATTCTTTTATAACCATTATTTAATCTTGTAGTTTTGAAGATACGTAAATACCTCTGATAACCAAAATTCTGTATTAGGTATTCCACGGCCTAATAAATCTTTTTCATACATCCCTAAAAATTTAGACTTATTAAAATTATAGGGTTGGGTTTCTATTAATTCATCTAATTCTTTTTGATCAGATTCAATTAATTCAATCTCTTCTAAACACATTAACTCGTAATTTATCTCAAGTTGACTTTTAAATAAATGAACGTTACCATAAATTCCATGTTCATCTACTTTATCAGTTGCTTTTTGATATGCTTCCTGTAATGTAAATTTTTCTTTACCTGCTATTTCAGGAAAGTATTTCATTAATTTTTTAGGACCTAAACCTTTAACACCTGGGAGATTATCTGATTTATCACCCATTAAACATTTCATTGTAATGAAATTATAGGGATGCATTCCGTATTGTTCAAATACATCATTTGGTCTATAGAATTTCTTTTTAATTGGTGAATAAACTGTAATTCGTTCATTTACTAACTGTAAGAAATCTTGATCAGCAGAATATATTATTACATCATCTTTTAGTTTCTGAGATAAGTAAGCTATAGTATCATCTGCTTCGATTTTATCTATAATTGAAATATTAACAGGTAACGTTTTTAGATAATCTAATAAACGCATCATTTGAGTAGCAACCGAATCAGATTCTTCTTCTAATGTAGAAAATACATTAAAATTGGTAATTCGTTTTATCTGACGATTTGCTTTATACTCAGAATATGTATTTCTCCTATTTGTAATATTTCCTTGACCATCAAATACTAAAACTACTCTAGTAGGTTGTATTAATTTTATAGCATATCCTAAAGACTTCATAAAACCAACTAATCCTCCAACATGGTTACCTTGTGGGTTAATAGCTGGGATCATGGCAAATGAACGTAAAAATGTGTTCATTGAATCTATTAGGAGCACCCTGCTATTTAGGTGCAAGGGCTCCAGAGTAGACTCCTCATGCAAGTTATTGAGAATATCTTGATGTGTTTTATCCATTTGATGAAGAAACTATACCTTTAAATTCTTCTTCATCCGATCCTTCTAATACTACTTGGAATGGTCCTTCTCCTAGAATAGCACCCCATTCATCTTTATGTAACTCTTTATAATTTTCTATATCCTTTTTAGTATCAGATATAAATCCGTGTGGAGTTACTACAATTTTACCTGTAGTTGTAACACCTGAAATGTGGTTCTTTTCAACGGCTACTTTTACTTTCTTAGCCCATTCTACTTTCTTACCATCTTTTACAGCGTTAACTTTTAACGTTCCAGCATTGGAAATGTTACCAAAAGTTACAATTAAAGTTGAATCAAAGAACATTGTATTTCCACCTTTATTTTTCATAATAGGAGGTGACATTGGTCCAATTGGTTTTTCAACCCAAATCTTATTAATTGCTACTAATGAGTTAGTATAAGGATAAGATTCTTTACGTGATAATAGAATTTCCTGGTTAATAAAGTTACCGAATTGGGTAGACATTGCACCAGCATTCCATTCGTTGTTGTTTTTAGCTTTTTCAACAGACATTTGACACGGCACAGATCCAATTGAATCCCATAAAAATACCATATCCATCGGTAAATTACCTTTTCGCTGTTCATCCATTAGATCTGCCATAAATCCTGCGACAGCTTCAACAGTACCTAATTGGCCTCTATCAGCATATATGAAATTACCATCTACACTTGTAACTTGACCATTTTCGTCTTTTTCTAGATTAACTTCTAGACCCATCATCATAGCATGTTCCCAGGACCATTTCATCTCGGTAATAATGAATACAGGTAAAATCCCCATTTTTTGGGCATTAACTGCTACTTCTAATAAAGCAGTTGTTTTACCTGAATCTGAATGTCCACGTAATAAAGTAATATGACCGTGGGGTATTCCAGGTAACGATACCATTTCCTGCCAAGCAGGAGATAATGGTATCCATTCCTGTTCCTTAAAAGTATTATTTGAAGTTCCTAAGCCCTTAGCAGCTTTGAACTTGTCAAGGGAGAATGTTCCCTTAACAGACTTGGAGATATCACCTCCAAGGCTTGCTTTTTTTCTAGCCATAAAAATTAGTCTTTAAATAAGTCGTCGAAATCGCTATCGCTTACTGTCTCTTTTTTCTTGACATTAAGTGTATAACCTGTATCCTTAGCTTCTTTTTCAAGTGGTGAAGGATCATTTAATAGAGCCTCAGTAGCTGTTTGTTCTGAAGATTCTTCAGGGTTTAACCATTCTTGAAGTGCTGTTTTCATTTCATCATAAGAATACTTCTTATAATATTTTAGCAATTCTGGTTGTTCAGCTAACCATTTTTCAACCGAAACATTGTCATCTGATAATGGTGATTGTTTTGGTTTAACTCTAAGTGATGTTTGTGGGTAAGGATTACCTTGAACTACTTCTACTGTCATATCTAAACCAGATACAACGTCTGTAAAATCACCGTAATCTTCATCAGCGGCATAGCTAAGTAATTCTTGATATACTTGTTTTCCAAATTCCCAAAAACGTACGCCTTTATTTTCTTCACCTCTAACTACAACGGGAGCAAATACTCTCATTTTAGGCTCTAACTTTTTAGCTAAACGCCAGTTTTCAGGTTCGGATGTTTTACGTAATTCTTTTGAGAACTCTACGATAGGATCTTTTTCACCATAATTAATTGGTGAAATCATCGTTCTGTTTCCAATCCCATAGTGAAAAAACATTTCACTAAACGGATTTTCTTTGTTTTCCTTATAGGGTACAAATCTAATTTGTGATTTGCCCATAGGAGCTTTCCAAAAATACTGACTTCTGTCAAATTTTTGATCTGATTTTTGTCCCTGTGGGGACTGTAGTTTTTCTAACTTGCTTGAGATTAAATCTAAATTCATAATATAACTGTTTTTTTATAACTTGTTCAATATAATAACCTACTCTTAGATAACCAAACTAGAAATTAATTATTTCGTGAACTTTGGTATCTAATTTTTTTAACTCGCCACTGGTTGTAAGAAGAATACAGTTGCGGTAATCTTGCCAATTTACTCTATATGATTTATCTAAATTACCTTCATTCAAAGAACGAATTAAATCATTAAGTGCATTTATTGTATATAATGTGTTAGATTCTTTTTTTCTATGTAAAAGGATAGTATTCTCTAATATCTTATCAGACATATTAAATGAATCTACGTTGTATGTGCACACATATTCCTTAGTTGATTCTACATATAAAACAAATATCTTATTAAATAATATTTGATATTGTTCTTTTATAGTATCTAGGGTGGAATCTAGCTGTTCTTCAGCGGTAAAGGTGCAAAATAATTTGTTTGCCAAATCGTCAAAATTTATATCGTAATCCATAATAAATATTAAATTTCTTTTAAGGAATGTAGTTAGGGCCATACGCAACCTTAATAACATAACCGTTAATTTCTAATAACTTTTTAATTTCTTTTAGTACTTCCTTTCCATCATCAACTGCATAATCGATTAAGAATGAATCGTATGTGTATAATATAACCTTACTTTGTTTATTCTCCAAATATTCTATGACTTGTTTTACAGAAAT